ATCAAAAGAACCGCCAGCAAGAGTTTCTTTGCCGGAGGTCAAAATGTTCACATCACGACCCATACCGACGATGTGTTGTTTGCGAATCTCCACTTCGGGTTCGGGGAGTGTGAATGAATTGAGAAGGCCGATGAATTGGTCGGTCAAGACTCGTTGATCCGAACCCGCCATAGCCGCATCAATGGTTGGGACACGGTTGGTGTCAATGACGAAGTAGTCGTCTGTGTGGGCGGTTGCGTCCGAAGTCGCCAAAGCGGGGGTGACGCTGATTGCGTTTCCACTGTTTGAGGTGATGTAGTAGGTTCGCTTAGTCGTTGGATAATGATCGGCGGTGAAGTTATTGCTCCCTCCCGCTGAATAAATCCTAAGCGTTGCTCCGACGAGCATTCCGTCGGGAATGAGCATACGGGGTGTGTCGTTCACCCAATACATTCCTGCACCGAGCCTAATGACGGTGTTATTTTCCAAAGTATAGGTATTCCACCCAGCGGTGGTTCCGGCCCCCGCCGCAACATTCGTGCCTTGTCCATACAGTCCGGTTTCTTTTCCGAACGACACTTCAACAATGTCGCCCTTGAATACTTGATTTACAGCCATTTTTCATCATCTCATAGGGTTGGTAGCGGTTGGGCGAAAATCACACATTCGGCTTGCATTGTGTAGCGGAACAACCTCTTGCTCCGGTCGGACAAGTCGGTGCGGGTTTTGAAGATTACCCTATCAAATGTGCTATTATCACCCTTTCTCACCAAATGTAGTATGCGCCGGACTTCATCTCGGAGTTCGCTCAAGCGGCTCCTGCCCTTTACGGTGCGTATGTCAATGGTGAGGTTTATGTGTTCATTTACAAAGTCAAAAGCCAGTTCGGGCTGTGCTTCGTTATGTGCTGTTTCAAAAATCCGAATGATGTCGTGATCCTGCAAACGAGTGCGTTTTCCTTCGCCAGCATCCAGCGTGGCGATGTCCAAAATAGACGGTTTTGGTGAAACATTCCAATTGACATCTATGATGTCACGGATTGCTTCAATTGCGTCAGTCATTGTTCCGTCCCCTTCAACATTTTAGCGTGCGCCGTCGCCACATCTAAGGCGAAGGGGCTTGCGGCTTTATGCGCTTGCATGACAGCGTTGACATCATCCTCGCTCATTGGCTCATCGGTGTCCTGCGTTTCACGCTCATAGATTTCTAATTTTTCCAAGTGCGCTGGCTCTCCGGCTTGCTGTTTTTTCATAGCCGCCAACAAATCGTTCACATTGGCAAGGTGCTTGTCAAGGAACTTGAGCATTTCTTCCGGCACATCAACCACCCATTCCTGCGACAACAATTGACTCTTGAAACGGCACCAACAATTTGGCAACCTCGGCTTCCAATTTTTGGTGCTTTGTGTTCAAATCCAAATTGCTCGTTCCTTCGGGGAATAGCACGGAGTAGTCGTCGCTCATCATAACATCCATGACAACGAGTTTGGTGCAAGCCTCATGGATTGAACCCTCCACATAGCGTTCTCCGTAAATGTATGAACATCGGAGGGAATGGTTCTCAAAGAACGGGTATTCGTTGTTAAACAAAATCATACCGTTCTCTTCAATACTCCACCAAGACTTTTGGCGTTCTTCGTCGGTGATGTCGCATTTGAATCGGATCTGCTTTACGGTGTCGCCGACCTGCAATTGACCGCCAAAGTCGTTTAATTGATCAGCGACTATTGTGAATGTGTTTTCGTTGCGGGTGCAAAGGGCGACACGGTTTATGGAGCCGCTTGTGATATAAACAAGAGAATGACCTGCGACGAATGTTGTTCCGTCGTTTAGCACGAAGGATGTGGCGGGTGAGCCTGTCTTGCTGGCAACAGTGCTTGACACCATTGACGAGAGGCTTGAGTTAAACGACACAGCGGTTTCATTTGTCACCGCAATTGTAGCGTTTTCACCGCCTTCTGTGCTACGCATAGAACTGATTTCAATGACCCCATCACCAGTGTCGCTGTTGGCGAGAGCCATGAACTCATCGTGGACATTGAGGGCTACATTGGCCGAATTGGCTGTTTCAACCTTCAATGTGCCGATGGGGACAGCCGATTTATTGAATGCCCCGTCCTTGTTGATAAGGGCACCAAGATTCTCAACCGCTGATTTTGAGTCAAAGTCAGATCTCCACTTAGTCTGTGCAGTGTCACCCTCCGTCAAAGTAGCCACTCCATTGGCACCCGGACACAGCAATACTGACTGGCCCGACATCGCTATGTGATCTGTCACTCTAAAGGACACTCTTGCCCCAGCCATTTCACGGTAGTAGTCGCCTTGCCACGCACCCAGTTTGAGAATGCGTTGAATAGCCCCACGCTTAACGAAAACAGCACCGACATAATCCGTGTAGTATCGGCGTCGGAATGGCTTGAATGTGGTGAAATTGAGGTATTCTTCGCCAACAAGGCGGGGTCGCCAAGCGTGCCTTGTCACTTTGTCAATGTAGTCTTGGCGTTGGCGAATCAAGTTCTCAACATGGCTTTTTTTGATGCCTCGTTCTGTGCTGTTCGTGATAGCCGACTGATGTTGTATTTTTGCTTTGTTGCCTGTGGTGAATGACGGGGATGTTCCCTTATCGGCGACCAAATAGATTTGTCCGGCTGAACCGACTGACTCAACACCAGTCAATGTGAACTCAATACCCATAGCATTGGCGTCGTCATAAACCAGTATTTTGTCACTGGCGGCGTAGCCCCACCGTCTGTAATCGGCTCCGGTGATAGGGAACTTGATGTCGTTTGTAGCAATCACGCTGTCGCCAGCCAACGATACTGGATCGGGCAAGGGCAATTGAAGATAGTCAGCCACCTTTTCCACGGTGGTATAAACCAAATCATCGGGATAAAGGGGCGAATCGGGTCTGTGTCCGGGTGAAAAAGCACGGGGCATTCTAACCAACCCTCCGGCTCATAGAATGATGGCCGAGGTTGAAGGTCATAGGAGTTCCGCAAGCCCCGCATTTAGGAACCCAGCAGAAGTGCAAGCAACCACATGAAGTGCAACGAGTTCCCGAACCAATGTTTTGAATGTCTTTTCGTTCACTTTTCCTCATTTGCACACGCTTCGTAGTAGCATGGCGCATGTTTTCATCGGAAAATGGGCTGTCGTCCTCTTGGACAGACGAACGGGATGCGTGTTTAATTTCGGCCATTCGGACTTGGCGTCTTCGCTCAATGTCCATGACCTCTCCGAGATCAATGTCTTCAATTTCCATTCTTGGCATGTGAAGTCACCCCCAACGGCGACTTCAAGACCGTGTGCCCTTGATAAAGACTTCAAGTGCTGTAATTCCTGTTGCATCAAAGCCGTTTGCGACTTCAATTAACGGACGGCCACCTGCGGCGGCGGCGGCGGGTGGTTGCACTTCGTTGCCACTCGCTTCGGTGGATTCGCCGAGCAATTGGATTTTCTTATTGGTGAAATCATAGGATAGGGTAAGGCCAACAATGTCTTGTCCTTTCCCGAAGGTGACAGACTCAACAGTCTTCAAACCTGCTGTTGCGTTTGCGTCAAATGGTTCGCCGCCAGCGGGGTAAGTTCCAGTGAACTTAAGGTTGCGATATACAGTTATTCTTGATCCGTCAACGGAGTTTCGCTTGTCTTTCTTGATTGTCAGTGCCATGTTGCTCATCTCTTGGGTGTAGGTCATTTGTTAAAAGGGTTGCTTAGGAATACATGATTATGACACGAATAATTCCAGTGTCAGCCGCCCATGCGGCGGTTGAAGACAATTTGAGAGTGTAGTTCCCACAGACTCGGCCAGTCCACGGTTGATTCTTATTGATCACCGTTTGTGTGCCGTTTGTGATTGGAGTTTTGGGTGCCGCTGGTGTGTCATGCCCGCTTAATCCGGGTTGAACAGTCAATGCGTGTTCCTGTGTGCCCATAGCGGCACCTTCATTGGTTTGAAATTGATAATAGCGGCCACCTGTCTTGTTGGTGTAGTCAAGAGAAGTGATTGGTTCAAAGGGCGTAATGTCGCCACCTGCAATAGTAGGGATGTCGCTAATCATACTGAATGCTCCTTGAGCCGTTTGAGTGTTGCCGTTGGTTGCCAGTTTTGATGAAGAAACATCAAGAATAATTTGGTGAACTTCTCCGTTCAACCCAAAGGATGCGGAGGTGACGGCTGTTTGGCCGCTTAGATCGGCTTGAGTGAACTCATAGACCATGCGATTGACACGGGTGCGACCTGCATAACGGGCTTCGCCGTCAAATATGGTGAGGTCGCTTTGAGGCATCACTCATCACCTTTTGAGGTGAGTGCGTGCGCCCTTTCAGTGAGAATTGCTTTGGTGTCAGCCTTTGATACGCTTTCGCCCTGCGACTTCATCCAGTCAACCATTTTGGCTCTTGTCCATGTAGTGTCAAAAGGCGGAATGATAGCGTCGGCCATCTGTTCAGTCTTTTCCTCTTCGGTTGCTGGTGTTGGTGCTGGTTCCGGTGCTGGGGCTTCTTCAACCACAGCAGGTTCTTCGATCACTTCAACCATTTTCTTGGTCTTTTCCTCGGACTTCTTTTCTTCGCCACCAATGACTTTCCACTGTGGGAAATTGTCGCCCTTGAAACGCTCAAGAAGTTCTTTGGGAACATCACTTCGTTCTGTGCCTCTTGCGAAGCCAAATGTTGTTTGTCCAACCTTGAACTCAACATACGGCCTGTCGCCAACATATTGTAGTATTGCCACGCTAAATCCCTCCTAACCGACTCAACGGTATAAGAAGGCGATTCGGTAAGTGGTGTCCTTTCCGTTGGCTCCTGCACCAGTGAACTTGATTGCTGTTGGGCTTGACAAGTTTCCAGCGACAGGGATCGCCGAAGCGGCTCCTGCTGTTCCGTCTTCCTCGGCACTTGAAATGATGCTCATAACTGCAATCAATTCAGTTCCGGTCACTGGGTTGGATGTGAGAGTCAAGTCATAGACGGTGGCGGCATCGCCATCGTCTGCAACGAGTTCAATAACAGCCATGCTCATTGTTCCGACGGCGGATTCTGCTCCACCTGTGTCGGATCCCATTGGGGATTGTAGCCATGCTGTGCTGTCTGCTGGACTTCCAGCCCAAAGGCGGGTGTTCAGTAGTGCGGTCGGGGTTCCTTTTACATTCGTATTTGCCATATCAAATCATCTCCATATTTTTCATTTTTTGTATCACGATAGGTCACGGATTTTTCCGCTTGCCTTGAAGAAAGATGCGATGAGTTCACCCATTGTGTGAAACATTCCCATTTGTCCGAGCCTGTTGATACCGAAAGGATCTCCGGTTTCAATTCCCGATTCGTGATAGAGTGTTGGTTTTGCAGTGGTGAACCACAGGTAATCTGTGTCCAAGAAGTAAAGGCGAGAAGAACCGCCAGTGCCCTTGTGAACATCCTTAGATGGGATGATTGGGACACCGTTGTAGGTTGCGACCATGAATCCACCTTGAATACCGGGGACACCTTTCACGCCGTTGACACCGGGGACAACACGCTTCATCTCAACAAATCGTTGTTGAGGTTGGAGCAATTGCTGAATGGTTTCAAGAGTGTCGTAGCCAGTGAGGATAACCTTTGGTTGACCTCCTGCTTCCCACACTTGGCGGAACATTCCGTCAAGGATGTTGAGGGTCAAAGCACGGTCAGTTCCGTTGTTTGCACCTGCGTCCACTTGAGCGTCATACCACTGTTGAGATCCAGCCCCAGCACCGTTTCGGGTGAGGTTGTAAATGTTGTGATTGGTGATTGCATCAATGTCGCCGAATCCCGTTGATTCAACGAAAGACGAAGAAGTGATTCGGTCAAGGGATTCAAAGTCGTTGCCAGCAACGGTGTTGACATCTTGAAGAAGCATTTGGTTGATGTGTTCTGTGTGGTGCTTTGCCATTTCCATTTTGATAACAGCCCGTGCATCGCCCAGTCCATCGTCCTTGTCAGCCAAGAACATGGCTGTTTCGGAGAGGTCAAAGGAGTGTGCAACAGTCTTTGGCTTGGTTGAAACATGCTCAAAGGTTGGCTTGGTGGTTTCCGGTAGGGTTGCGTTTTCAGCCACACCGCCGCCTTTCGTGAAGTCCGGCTTTGCTGTGGTGACACGCCATCCACTCTTCTCCCACGGTTTCTTTGGGAGGATGGAGAATGCGTTGAACTCTTGGTTCAATTGCGACCATACTTTACGACCGAAGATCGCTTGGTATGTTCCACTGGTTGAGGACATCAACGGAGAGTCCGACTTCAAAAGGTCGGTTCCGGCGTATGCCCATGCGTTTTGTCCTGTTCCGGCTCCGTAATAGAGTCGTTCCATGTCTTCAATTGTGCGAATATATCCTGTGCTTCCACTCATCTAATCATCTCCTTTCAAAAGTTTGCTCCATGAAGGGCACGCTGTCCAAGTTCTTCAAGCGCACGCCATCCGTCCAATCCGTCGCCAAGAGCCATGAACTCTTCATGGGATGGGACACGAATGTCCGACTGTGCCGGAACTGGCACTGCGGATTTCGCTATGGTGGAGGTTTCGTTGCGTAGGGATGCGATTTCTTGCTTCAACATCTCAATTTGGCCGGAGTAGTCAGTAGCCTTTTGCATGTGAAGGGCTGATTGGGTTTCCGCTTCATAGCGGTCATGCCATTCCTTCTCAACAAGTGCTTTCACTGCTTCTTCGTCACGGATTGCGGAGTATGCTCCGTAGCCACGCTCAAGAGAGGCTGGGGAAAGATCCAATCCACCTTTGATGACATTTCTGCCACGACCCGGTGCATTCATTTGCATGTTCGGCACGCCAGTTTGCTTAATGACATACTTGTTGGATTTTGCATTTGGGAGTTTTGGTGCAGTGGCGAGGGTTGCGTCTTCACCACTTCCGTAAAGGTCGCCTTGACCTCGGTGTCCGAAGCCATGTTCTCCATCAACGCCGACCATGTAAGCCTTGCCGAGTCCAAAGTGATCTCGTAGGCCATCAAGGTTCACGCCTTGCTGGTGTGCGAACTTTTCAAGAGAGTCAATGTAAGCCACTGCCGCTTCTTCTTCTTTTTCCAGTGAAGTATCAGCGACCGCTGGTTCTTCGTATGCTGGTTGTTCAATTTGCTTGTTGATTCGTGACAAAGCGTCACGGATTTCGGTTAGGGTTTCTGCTTCGTTGCTCATGTTATCATCGTCCATTTTCAATAGGGTGTATGTGCTTTCGGGGTTTATTCCTTTTTTGCACAAAGTGATTTCGTGCAGTTCCATGTCCGTGATTTCACGGTGGGTGCCATGTTCCGGTGTAGTCTTGCTAACACGGAACAATGCTTGGCCCCCAATGGAGAATGCTCGCAGTTCGCCACTGCGAACTTGCTTTTGGACTTCACGGGCTTTTTCAATGTCGTTGCGGATCTTACATACGACAAACAGTCCGTGATCATCAACAGTGGATTTCCATACTCGGCCTTCACTGTCAGTGTAATTTGAAAGAACTTCTCCCACTTGAATACCGCTGTGCGCCAATTGCACATTTCGGTATGCTGGGTCGGCCATGAAGCCGTTGAATGCCTTTTTGAGAGCCGACACAGGGATTCTATCTCCCTGCTTGTCAACCATGTCAACAGAAGCGTAGCCAGCAATAACAAGGTCGTTGCCGGAGGCTGACTTCAAAAGGAAGTCTGTCCCGGTCGCTGTCCATGTCGCAGTGGTCGCCATTATCTCACCAATTTCATGTTATGGTATTTAAGCCATTGGGGGCGCAGGGGGTTCGGGTGGTGGCATTTCGTCTTCGGGTGAATCCTCCATAGGCACCTTAATTCGCTGTTCCTCTTTGGCTTCTTGCTCGGTCATTTGCGGATAGCGAAGAGTCGCAGTGTTGCCTTCAAGAGTTAATTCTCCGTCAATGTCTTCACCCGCACCATCCTTTGTATGGATCTTAATGTGTTGAGGCATTCCTTCTAATTGGGTATCGTCGGGTTGCATGGGGTCAAAAAACGGAGTCGCTTCATCGTCAAGCAATTCTGTTGGCCCTCTTGGGGCCGTGTAGGCGTCCATCATGCCAGCCCAGCCACCGCCTTGAACACTGCCGCTTATCCTTGCTATTGGTGAACTGATTGCTTTTTCACCCATCATATCGTCGTCAATGGCTTGATTCACAGTCCATTTGCCGTTGTCAGCCAATTCTAAACCATACTCCCCTCCGAATTGTTCAAGCATTTCATCGGTTAAACCTTTGATATTAGCCTTCAATTCGGCTGGGGTCAGTGCTTCGTCACCACTTGTCAAGTGCTTTCGGGCGTGGGTCAGTATCTCTTCAACCGGATTCGCCTTTCCATCAGTGTCCAACAAGGCGGCTTTGAAAAGCGTTGAAGAAGCGGTCTTGATGAATGGTGGGTATGGTGTAATTTCACTGATTTCATATTTCAGCAAGTGAACACCGACTGGCCCCCACACATTCACTTGTCTTTCAGCGTGAATCAATAGTGGTCGGGATCCTTTCTCAAATCCTTGATAGTCAAATCCTTCTCCGTCCCACTCGCCCTTTACCACCAACGGTGCAGGGTGTCCGGGGTATTCAAGCACCATTCGGTCGTTGCGAATAGAAACCGATGGGAACGGGCCATACATTTTCTTGACACCATCACCGTCCGGTGCATAGTGAACCCATTTATGGTGTGCTTCTTTTCCTTTCATAAAGGTGGAGGTGGAGTCACGAAGCCATAATTCTCCACCAAGTGCGTCCATGTTTGACCGCAAACCTTCACGGTCGCTGAACTTACAGTCGGCTGGCATTGGGAATGAAACACCTTCGTCGGTTTCGTAAAGTGTGCGAAGGATAGTGAGCCTGTCTTCTAATTTCTCCATGTGAATGTCGTCGCCCTTATGCACCAACAGATCGATGGCTCGGAACTTGCCGTCTTTCAAAACACCGTCAAAGGTGCAATCGCCTTCTTGCTTGCGTATGCCCTCTTTGACCTTCTTTGGCAAAGAAACATCCCTGCCTTTGCCGTTGCTGGCTTTGATGTGCCCGCCCTTCTTTTGGACGAATATGCGCTTGCCTTCGGGTTTCTTTTGGACGACCCAATCCCCCGTGAACCCTCTCAAATCGTCTATTGAACTGAAATCATAAACGGTGTGTGCTGGGACAATGACTTTCTCAAACACACCCGTTGGCTCATAATCGTCGGCTTTGAAAATGTCACCATTTAGGATAGGAGGTGCGCCCATTTCATCAGTGACCTCAAGAGCCGGAATTGAATTGACCTTTGGTTTCAATGCGTGATCAGCATGTGTAGGGTGAACCATTCCGACATGGCCTTCGTGAACAGTCCGTTGAAGCGTTTCAAATGGTTTGTCTTTCACATCAAAACGAACAGCATTGTTTTGCCTGTCCCAATTGAAAGCGAGTGTAGCGGGCATTTTGTGTCCCCAAGCGTCTTTGTCGCCTGTCAAATACACTGGCGGAATAGTAGCATCGGATTCGGGGCTGATAGGGCCAAGTGGGACTTCTTTGCTGACGAGTCCCCCTCCTGCCACTGTTGGGGCAATTGTTCGCATGTCCTCCATGCCCCCGCCTCTCATCAATTGCATATTGGCCGCTTTAGCCAATTGTTGCAGGTTGCCACGGGCGAGTGTGTTTCCTGTGATGTCGTTTGGTTCTGTTCCATGCAGTAGTGCAGGGCCGTGTTCACCCATCAATTGGAGTGCCATTTTTTGCATCATTTGACCGATGTGAACATCGCTCTTTTCATAATGGTCGTTGTGAAATGAGTGGTATTCGTCGTCGCCGGGGTGTCTTTCCCGTGTAGGGCCGATTCTTGGTTGCCCTTGATCTGTGTGTGAAGCGATTATGCGACCCAAGCCGTTGGGGTTTGTTGCGAAAGCGTAGGATGGGATAATCATGCGCTTTCCGCTTCCTTCTATTTCGGACGGATGAAGATGTGCGCTGTTTGACACAGACGACCAAAGGGCACGACGGCGTGGGAACGCACGCACATACGGGTGGTCGGAACCAGCCGCCCATCCGGTTGAAACCGCTGAACGGTGAGGGTGTCCAGCCATCAACGGGTGGTTGGCTGTTTTTGGGAAAAAGGATGAGCCACTGCTGTGGTATGCGTCTTCGCTGTCATTCAGTGGGTGCTGTCGGTCGGCAAGAAATCCGACCATTTCATCGCCGAGCCACCCTTGCATAGCGGCTGGGTATGAATCTCTTAACATGGTTTGAAGGGACTGTGCGTCACGGCCAACCCCTCCCCAGTGTTGAAACGGCAACCACCAATGGTGATTTGCTGACGGTTCAATCATGTTGTCATTTGGGTCAACCATGTCAGCATTCTTCACCCACGGTGATTTCATGTGATTCAAGCCGGAGGGTATGTCCTCCGCTGACACTGGCCCGTGCCTGTCGGATGGGCGTTCCCACCAACGGGCTACGGGGATAAGACGCTCAAACCAATTGCGCTTGGCCCTATCCCACGAAATGCCGGATGTGGCGGTGAAGTCATTCATAATTTTGCGAGCGTTAGGATCTGCTGGCCCTTCGGTTCCGCCTAATTTTTTGAGAGTGTCCATAAAAGCCTCTCGCTGGTCGGAGGATTGCCATTCAAGGCCGAATAAATATGAAAGCAAACCAAGACGGCTGTTGCGCCCGCCCCATTGTTCCTTTTTTGCATCAATGTATTCATCATCGTCAGCATAAGCAAAACGGGTTTTGCGGTCGGTCATGTAAAGGTCGTGAAGGCTTTCAGTCGGACGACCGACAATTCCTGCGTATTCTTTGGGAATAACGCCCATGCGCTCGGCGTCTTTCATAGATTTGATAACCGATTGGCCTTCTTCATCCTCTTCAATTAAATGCAAGAGGTGATCGACAAAAGCCGGTTCACCCCATTCCGCACCGTGAAGTAAAGGCATGGTTGGCAAATCGTATGACAAAGGGTGTCTTTTGCCGAATCGGTTCTTTTCGCTCGCCATAGGCCAGTCTTGGGCGTATGTCTTAACGAACCTGCGTTGACCTGCGATGTAGTCTTCATAGCCACTGGGGAGGTTGAGTGTAGTGAGTGGTGACGGGCTATCCATGTTCTCCATGTGATATTGAGGTGGTGCTGTCATAGGAAGCATACCGAGAATAGCCTGATCTTGCTTTTCAATTGAGGTTTCATCTCCGTAGTAGTCGGAGAAGGCTTTCAAATACAGGTCTTGGTTGACCTCATGGTTTGACACCAACGACAGAAGTGTGTCGGTTCGTATTCTCAAGAACTCTTGCCTATCCATGCCTAAACCTCCAATTAGAGGTTCTTTGCGACATTTTCCATAAGGGAGGCAATTTCCTCAATGATTCCGGGGTTTCCATATCCCTTTCTCAATTGCGTGAGGCTTTCTTCAATTGGAGCGATGTTCCAATTGCCGTCTTTACGGTCGCCTCCGTCTGTTAAGTGCATGTGAACTGAACTGCCTTTTTCGTCATAGCCAGTTTTTGCGTAGGCTGGCATTTTAGCGACTTCGCTAATGCCTTTGACTTTAGGAGCCACTGCGCTGAAATCGGGATAGGTGCCATTTGTTTGATATGGCCTTGCTTCAATCGGTGTTCCGCCGCTGTGATCCATGAATTGAGGGACACCGTTCTTGACGGAGCCTTCTTGCTCATACTTGACGATAACGCCTTTTGATGCAAGGAACTGTGAGGTGATGTCAGCCGAGGCTTGTTTGGTGTCGTCGCCCATCCAATCGGGTTTGGGTTGAAGCACACTTGAGCCATCGCCTTCTGTGCTGAAATCCGAGCGTTGTCCGACACCGGGTCGTGGTGTTCGTGTAATTTTTCCGTATGTGCCTCTTCCACCGTCGGCGGAAGATTGTTGAGTCCCTCTTGCGTCAAAATCCTTTCTCTCATTATTTTCCGAATACCGTGTATTTCTTGAGGCCATGTGCCTCGCTTGAGGATCGACAGTGTATGGCGCACCCATGCGGTCGTTTTTGCTACCACCCATCGCTTCATTTTGAGTCATTCTTTGACCGCCTTGACCGATAGGCATTCCCTTATCGGTATTCTTGCTGAAATCAAAATTGGATAACATGCCGCCTCGTCCTTTCAAGGCTGGCATTCCCTTTTGTCCACGGTCGGATTTGTAAGATCCAGTCTTAACCACGCCACGATCATTTTCACGGGCTTTGTCGTAGTTTTTGTGTGCTTCGTCTTCATCGCCGTCGCCCATTATGTCGTTGAAAACCTTGTTATTGTGTTTGTCGGCGTCTGTGACTTTGATTTGACCTGCTTTGCTTGCTTTCTTAGAGCAAGACGGGCAAGAATCATCCGAGCAATTCATACAATTCTTGTTTTTAGCCACCCGTCCTTTGACGATTTGCTCTAATTGTAGCACATGTTGTAGTAGTTCGCCTTCGGCTGTGTTCTTTGGTTCGTGCCATCGTGGTTGCATCGTAATCACCTATATTTTATTGAAGACGGAGAAGTTTGACTCGGCATAGCGTCTTCCATCTGTTGCCATTCTTTCAGTTCGTCCATGCCTTTGTTAAGCATTTCAGTTCCAAAACCACTGACGAACGACGGTGCGTCGCCAGCCTCACGGTTGAGAGGGTCATATACTTCGGCGGATAACGGAGTGACGGCTTTGAGCCATCCTGCCTTTTTCATCAGTGTTTCCGGATCATCCACTGCTTTGGAGAGTGTTGCGTTCTCGGATTCTAATTGCTCCACCCTTTGTCGCAAATGACGGAGTTCTCCGACCATTTCTTTCAACAAATCAGCGGTTGCTTCACCTGCACTGTCGCTCATATCACATACCTCCCATCATTGGGCCGGGCATAGGCATTCCACCGGGTGGCATACCTGCTGGGCCGGGGCCGGGCATGTTTTGTAGCCCGCCCATAGGAGGTGCGCTCATGTCGGGAGGCATGGGGCCGCCCATGCCGGGCATGTGGTTCACCATTCCGGCGTCTTTGAGTCGGATAATTTCACAGAAGTTTCGTGTTTCTTCAATTTGACTTCGGAGAGCCATGAGTGAAGAAGCATGTCCCATAACGGAGTCGCCGTCCAGATCTTCTGTGTATTTGGACTGGCCGATAGTTCCGATGTGAGCAGTGATGTCGGTTGCGAGTTCAGTGAGGCGCATTTCAAAATCGGCCAAAGCCTCTTTGCTTCCTCCATATACCTTTCCGCTTGAAACGAGTGCGCTCATTTCTTCGGGTGTTGGCCCGCCACCGCCCATTTCGGGAGGGGAACTCATAGGGGATGAAGGAGGTGATGTTGGCATTGGGTTTGAAACCATTTGACCGCTTGAGCCACTGTCCATGTCGTCAGCCTTGCGAAGCGAGGCGGCAAAGTCCAAGACTCGCATTCGGTCGGCGATAGACGGTGAACCACGATACATCGTGATCACTCCTGCTGTGGTCGCCAAATTGTTGAGGAACGGCCATATCGGGAAACGCCAAGAACTGTTGCTCCTTCGGTTCCGTCGTAGTCGCTCACGGTATTATGGTGGCGTCCGACATTCCCAAGAGTTTGTCCTGTGCCTTGAATGATTTCGTTTTCGCTTTTGGTGATTGCGGCTGTTGCCTTCATTGATTTAGCAAGGTTAAGGTCACGCTCAAGGATTGAAAGAGCGTTTTTTGCTTGTTCAATGTGCTTTGCCACATCGTCCATATTGTTGTGTGCGATTGCGTTTTGCATGGCCTCCATACTCGCCGTTGCTCGGCGTGCCATCGGATCCATTTTTGCGATTATTCCAAAATCAAGAAAGCCTTCGTTCATCTTAACCAAACCATCCCATGCTATCCCATTAAATGAAGGTTATGGAGAATCACAGCCCCAACCGCCTGTCTAAGTTCTTCATGCGTTCCTCCGCATTCTTGATTCCTTGAGGGGCTGTGTCCCTGCTATCTCGCTCGGTTGAGGACATGTGATGGGCACCCTCAAACCGCTTCACATCGGTTGGGCTTTTGCCCTTGCCGGAGGTGCGCCGACTGTTAAGTCCTAATTGCGACAACCCAACACGCCGAAGTGGTTTCAAATCTGTGCCGTATGTAGTTCGCATGGCTTCGGGAATTGCTTCTTGACCGTGAACTGGATCGGCTTCTGTTCTTTTCAAAATATCATCCATAGTCGGTGGCATCAACCAATTGCTCGTTTGAACTGGCCCGCCTTCACCCGGTGGTGCGGGTGCGGCGTTGTTTGCTCCCGGTGGAGGTGGTGGAGCCGGTGGTGCTTCTTTGTATGAGAATTGGAGGATGCCTTGATCGTCACGGAGTTTGGCATCATAGCCCGCTTGCTTCATTTGAAGCATGTTGCGTATAGCCATTTCATCACGGCGCATAACCATGATTTCGTCTTCCTCTTCGTGTGGGTGTAGTGACATCTCCCATTCGTCAATTTGTAAGGCTTCAAGCAACAACGGGAATAATCGCTTGTTGTAAAGGTTTTGACTGGCCGCAAGGGCACGATTGGTGACAACAATTTGCATACCTTCGTTGTTCAATCCGCCACCGGAAACATCGTTCATAAAGACATTTGATACACCAAAGAATGATGAGATACGCTGTCGTATGTCGTCTTTGATAGGAATGTATTGAAGTTCTTCAAGGGTGTCCATCATACGGACATACTCAAGACCACCACGGCCACTCTCCGTTTCAACACCGACTGTGGGAATGTAGTTCGGATCACGCTCAAGGTGTTCCTGTATGTTTCGTGCTGTTCTCTCCACCGTTTCAAGGTTGGACGATTTAATCACCATAACACCTCTCGGCATTCTTCGCTTTTGATATGCGGAATAAACATAATTGTCCATTGAAATGAGTGTGTTCACTTGACGCCATAGTGTGGCGACAGGAGAGCGACCATAGAGTTTAGACGGCGACCATTTGCTAATGTGAATGACTTCGCCTTCGGTATAGACTTGACCCGCACCCACACCTGCGAGGTTGATGTAGTGAACTGGCACGACTGGCAACCCAGTCTTAGGACACTTCTCGTCCTTGCTCCCTGTTCGGAACGAACGATCAAGAAGGCTGGTGTATTGCTTGCCGCCACGAACACCACGCTTGTCAGCGACAATACGCATGAAAATCGGGTCAGCACGGGTTATCTCTTTAATGCGATAAAATTGGGGTTTGCCTGTTGTTGGATCCACGAAGTATTCTTTGGTGAGTATGATGTAGGCATCGTCAACGATGTTCAAATCCATTTCCACTTCACGGAGAACTTCAAGGAATGATTGAGCCATTCTGTTCTCCGAGTTCAACAAAGCGTCGGCATAATCCAATTGCCCTTTATCGGCAGGTCGGACTTCACCTCCGCACTTCAAACAGGAGTCCACTTCTTTTTGGTATTCTTCATCGCACTCACGGCACTTTGAAACGAACTTAGGCTTCCAAACCCAGCCTTTGCGAAAGCATTCTGTTGCGAGGTGTGTGAGAATAGAACGGAGGACAAGGCACTCAAAAGAAGCCGCATAGAGGGCTGGGATTGTGATTCCCTGCAAGAGTGCGGGTTCTTGGACACCACTGCTGAACAGCGGCATTTCCGGTGTGGGTGTTGAATGGCGTTCCATGTCCACACCAAGTGCGGCGAAAAGACGGTCAATTCGCTTCTTATCTGCGCTCATTGATGATCACCTCTTTCCATTCTTCTAATCCGTCGGTTGATATATTCCACTCTTTGAGCATTGATACTTGATTTTGAGGTTCGGCTTGGTTGAATGCGATAATACGCCCAGCATTTTCATTCCCCTCAAGAGCCGAGAGCAAAAGCGAAGCGTCAGCGAATTGCTTTTCTAAATAGGGCAAGGCGACCTTAGCCGCTTCATAGACGGCTCGATCCCCTTCAAACAAGAATTGTCGCCCCTCCCACATGATGCTGTCCACACCCAATTCCTTCTTCAAGACATTGGTGTAGTCAAGCGCACGGTTCGTGGTGAACGGTAGGATGAGGCGAGGAACGCCCGCTTTCGTGATGGACATTTCACCACCAACCTCCCATAGATTTCCTATGAAAGAATCAATCCTTTTCAAAAATACAGGCGGTTTATTTGCCCCGTAGTGAAGTGTCCTGTCGTCGTGCTTTTTGCCTTTTCCAACAACCTTCATGTCATACAAGTGACCGTAAGTTTTGATTAAACCAGCCACTTCGGCGGTGGTTGCATCCACACCATAGGTGGTGATGGTTGAAGCATTCATGTCACCATGCTTTTGAAGGGTGTTAAGGCACTCCTTGAGAACAGTGCGCTCTCTTCGGCTCAAGCGGTTTTCAGCATTGAGCCTGTCATGCCAAGCCTTCCAAACGCTTTGGCGTTCCTCATCGTTTTCGGCTTTTTTCACCCCCGCCACCGTTTTCCTTAATTGGTATTCTAAACGGTCGGGATAAATGGTGAGAAGGTTGAAATCGTTATCGTGTAGTTCCAACAACCCCCAATCGCTTTCGTCCCACCAATCAAACGACTTTAGGACAGCATGTTGCTCTTGGCGCAATAGTTCAACAACCGCCGGTATGGCTTCTGTTTCACCTGCTTTTTGAAAGAGGTCAATTAGATCTGAACCACTCATTCCTATTTCGTCTTTGAAGAAGGATTTGCTGACTCCGACAACAGGCGTCGCCGTGGTGCCGGGTTGTTCGGTTGGGTTGCTTGGTTGGTCGCCACCCTTCATGCCTGTTATCTCGGAACCTGCGGTTGCTTGAGGTGGCATGGGTTGTTCGGTTGGTGCTGGGGTTTGTTGTTCTTCCTGTCCTATTTGTTGCTCTTGCTCGGCTGATTGAACTTGCGAATCAACATCGGCTAATTCCTGTTCTTTCATTCTTTTTTGATCGAGAAGGCCAGTCAATTTTCCTTTAGCGGCATCCATGATTTTGGGTGCGGCCATTTTTGCACCCTGCTTTGCGGCGATGGGTGCTAACTTTTTTGCGGCTGGTGCCGCTAACCGGGCGGCTCCGGCCAACAATGGTGCTAATTTGATAAGGGCGTCGTCCATTGAACGAACTTCGCTATCCCACATAATTCGTGTCATACTTCACTCCACCCCAGCCGTTGCGACCATGCCGCCCCATCAAGGACGACGATGTTGTCCCTATATTCCTTTGTCGCTTGAACTGCGAGTGCGAGGGCAATAACTGTGTCGTCGTGCTTGCCCAGCGACTCCATTTTGCCGTTGGGCAACATAGTGAACATTGAAAGTTCATTGAGCAGGGTGTCCATCATACGGCGGGTTCGGCCTTCATCCTTGTATGGGATAATCAAATGCTGTTGTTCAAAATGCAATTGTAAAGCGTGCATGACCGCTTCTTTTCTCATGCGGCTCATGGTGAATGGTTTGATAGGTAAATCGCTAATTTCTTTCAACACTTGGTGAAAGGCTTGAGCGAAATTGTTTGTTTCAAGTTCAACAATGACTGGGTTGAAACGAGCATTCAGTTCAATGATTTTGTCAATTTGAGAACTGAAATCCATTCCCTTTTCTCGGTGCATCCAAACGACCCGTTTGTGTCGGTTTTCGTCCATAGCCAAAACACACATGCAAGTGTAGTCGGCTTTTCGGTCGGGGCTGATAGCAGGATCCCACCCGATGTAATAATTGACATTCTCGTCAAAGTCGCCCGCATACGGGTCAAAGACAAACGCATGGTCTTCGTCCTTGCACGGGTCAGTCATTTCCACTGGGAATAGGCTGGACTCACTCGCAATTGGTTTGCACAGGTATTCACGGGTGAAAGCAATTGAAGTCATTTCACCACGGCGTTGTTGTAGTGCTTCAAGCGACCAGCGTTCGGGCCAAAGTGGGTGCCCTGTTTCTTCGCTGATAGCAGGGTATTCTTTCACTTGATACCCTTTCAACGATTTTAGTTCTTGATACAGATCAGTGTATGAAAACGGTGTTCCGACAATACATAACTGTGCGGTGTGGTGGAGAACAGGCAGGAGGGCTGTGTAAAACCATGAGGCGATGTGCGTTAATTGCGTAGCCGCTTCACTGGACAATATGTCGTCCAGCACTACAATGTCGGGGTGGGCACCACGAACTGCTTTGCCGACTGACATAGCCGATATTGAGGATTTGTTGGTGAACTTGAACTTCTGTTTCGCCCACCCACGCTTTGGCTTCAAGTGCGAAAGTGTAGGAATAGATTCAATAAGTTCGTTCATTTTCGCCATGTGTTCTATGGATTGGTGTTGACTGTGTGAAAAGAATAGAACTTCTGTGCCGGGGTTGTAAGCCATTTTCCATAGCAAATACACCCGATAAAACACAGACTTTCCATGATCACGAGAAGCAATAACACATGTTTTGTTATGGTTCTCGCTCATTTCAAACCATTCTTCGTGAAAGTCAGCGACCATGTAGTTCTCTTCTTTTCCGCAAATGTCTTCAAAAAAATACTTGAAATCCCTGCGGCCCATCTCCCAATCCACTTGACGGGCGAGATCTGCTACGGGGGCACTCATGGCGTTCACCGGCCACTCGCTTCTTGTATGTCGTCAGCACTTATGTTGAACATATCCTCTAAGGTTCCAGCGTTGTTATACACCGCTGATTGAGCCGACTTGTTGCCGTTTCTTGCGGCTTCCATAATTTCGCTGATTTCGCTTTCGGATGCACTGCCGCTAATGCTCAAACCGTATTCTTTTTCGGGTGCGCTTTCTTCACTTGGCTCGTTTTTTTTTGCTTTAGCGGCTTGTCGTGTCCTTGAACGAGCCGCCGCTTCACCCAGTCCTTCAATAGCGGCTTTCTTTGGATTCTTGGTGCGCTGGCGTGCTGGCTTTGCTTTGTTGGCGAAAATGTTCTTGCCGGGGTCTTTGCCCTCTTTTCGCTTTTCAGCGACAGCATTCACGCTTGCGAGAGCCGAGCCTTTCTTTGGCTTGGCTTTGGAGGTTTTTGCTTTCACCTTGCTTGCACCCTTCTTTGGCTCGGCTTCAATTCTTTCAGCCCCTTCACCAATTTCCATTTTAGGTGCTTTTTTGGAGGTTGTTTCCTTCACCTTGCTTGCACCCTTCTTTGGAGGTGCTTCTTCTCGCATTTCTTCGGTGCCTTCAAGTGGCTTTGCTTTCGCCTTTCGCTTGGAGGCTGTGGCCTTCACAGCCTTTGCGGCTGGGCCTTTCTTAGCGGCTTTCTTTTTGCTCGCCTTCTTTGGCTTAGGTGGATTGAGAACTCTTTCGGTTGCTTCGGTTGGATCGACACTTCTTGCCGCCATTCGCTTTTCACCCCGTTCCCTTTGCTCAAGGCGTCCCGAACGACTTCGGGCATCGGGTTGTTGTTTGCGTTTTTGTTCGTCGCTTCGCTCGTTGAGTTCATTTTGAAATCCTGTGCGTGGTTTGGACGGGATGCCAGCCATTTCACCGGGTTCTTTTGCTCCGGTTGATTCGGGCAACATCCTATCTTCGCCCAAAGGCTTTGGTGAACGGTCGGGGAGAAGTCCCTTCACGCCCTTGCCGCCAGTGGGCAGTGGGTTGGTGAGGCGTTCTTCCTCTTCTTCCACTTCAAAGTCGGCGTCGGGAACTTCTTGGCGTTCCCTAAAGTATTCCTCATCACGAAGTCTGCGGTTTTCTAACATTTCATTAACATAGTCGGGGTCGTCCATGTCACCCCAGTCGGGTCGTTCTTCGGTCATTTCCTGCATGTCTTCAACAAATGGTTCTTGCATATCCGCATGTTGCGGTTCAATTTCAGTATTGAAGTCGGGAGGGAGTTCTTCTCGTTCCTCCACTTCACCTGTCGTTTGACCGAACGAATCAGCGAACTCTCGCTGTTCCTCCACCATTGGTGGTGGTGTTTCGGGTCTTGTCCGTGTAGTGTCAAAAGGCGGTTTGTCTTGATAATCGCTTTGCACCGTCATAGCGTCATAGAAGCCGTCGTCAGCCTTTGGTTGTTCACGCATAGCGTCTAAGCCAGCGTCAACAGGAGTTTTCATATCCTGTGCTTCTTGCATTGGACTCATTGTCGTGTTCGCCCTTGTAGCGGCTTCTCGTTGTTCACGAATAGTATTCATTCTGTCCCATTGGGCCAAATCATCGGAACCGGCTCTTGCATTTCTAACAACAGACTCTCTTGTTGGGAAACCGTCTTCGCCTCTTTGATCAGAAGTAGCCATTCTAAACGAAGGAGGATATTCGGCTCTTGGCATGTCCCTAAACGCACGGGTTTCTCCCGGTTGTTCCTCTTGAAGTGAAGGTGGAGTGCTTTCGGTTTGCTGGGACGGATTGCGTCTAAACAAATTGGCAATCCCCTGCTTGGCTCGGCCAAACATGCCTGTCTTGTTGGGGTCACGGGTTTCGCTTCGTCCTTGACGGAAGTTAGCCCCCATGCCTTGTGTCGGCCCATCCAGTGATGCGCCCTCGTTCATTTGACCGAACGGGTCGGCTGGTGCTGGTGAAGACTGTGTGCGTTGTTGCATAGCCTGTGTTCGCTCATCGTTCATTCTTTGCTGACGCATTCGCATCGCTTGATCGACTTGGGACATTTCCGGTGCTGGTGCCGCTGGCAAAGGAACATCACCGGGTGCTTTGATAACATGATTCCACACATGCGAGAAAAGTGCATCGTGCGGTGGTGCCTTTCGTAGTGTATTTTGACCCAGCATTTCAGCACGGGCTTTGAGTAGCATGTTGTCGTATCTGTCCATTTGAAATCACCTTCTCATTTGTTTGCGTAGCATAATGTGTTCAATTGAACTGTGAATGCGATCTGCGGATTGCTGGGCTTTGCCGAACATTGGATTTGCCACTTGCCCGCCCATGAAGCGTTGTTGCATGTTATTCTGTGCTTGATTGTAGCGTTGTGTTTGGGCTTCGTTCTTTTTGTTGGCTTGGTTGCGGGCCATGAGTCCTGTTGAACCCATACCGGCGGTCAGCCCCATTGACATGACATCAGCGAACTTTCCACCGAGTGAACGGTCTTTCATCCACGATTGCTTGTCGCCGCCTTTTCCGGCTTGAATTGCTTGAGCGTCGGCACCGAACGCCATGTTCTGTGCCATTTGTTGCATGTTGTTGGGTTGGCCTCCACCGCCTTGCTGTTGCTGTTGCTGTGGTTGCTGGCCTTGCTGGCCCTGCTGACCCTGCTGACCCTGCTGGCCTTGCTGGCCTTGCTGACCTTGCTGACCTTGCTGGCCTTGCTGACCGCCTTGAATCGTAGTGTTTCCCATCGTTTGTTGGTTGCCTTGCGTGACATTGGTGTTTTGACCTTGCGTGACATTGGTGTTTTGACCTTGCGTGACATTGGTGTTTTGACCTTGCGTGACATTGGAGGTTTGACTTTGCTGGTTCTGTGCTGGTGCTGGATTCAATATATCCTTACTCGCCTGTTGGGCTTCTTTGTTTCGTGCGGTTGCTTGATCGGCAACATAATTTGGATTAAGTGCTTGCATTTCGGGCGTTTGAGCGTTGAAAGTTCGTTGATCGTCGCCACCGGCGGTTTCTTCTCTCCGTTGGGCGTTGTTTGCCTTAACATCGGCGGCTACATTTTTTCCCCAATTCTTCACGCCTTGAACGGCGTTTCCGGCCATATTAGCGGCACCCGAAATTATTCCTTTTTCAAAAGCCTCTCGTTCAGCAAGCATTCTTGCTCTTGCCATTCTATCTGCACTGAACTCACGCTTGCTAATCATTAAAAGTCACCTTCACCAATTGTATGCAATCCAACGGAATGTCCAATGATTTGGACATCTCACGCCAGTCGCCCCTGCTGTTGAGGATAGCGACGACATCGGACACTGGGCGTTGTATTTGGCCCGCCATCATGGCGAGATCCGTTGCGTTGGATTGAATCATAGGGGTATGTGGGATGGACTTTGTGATTGTGTCGTCCTGCAAAGCCATTTGGCATTGAACGGTTTCAAGCATGGCTTCAATGTCCTCTTTGCCGAACATGTTGCCAGCACGGCCAGCACCTCGTCCAGTCAAGTATGCGAGTTTGTCAGCCATGCCTCTCCATCCCTCTCTAAATCTTGGCGGGCCATCCTGCCGTTGTGAGCCAGCAGGTTGCGGTTGAAAAGTATTTAGGCGAGAAGGAGGTTGTTCGGGGGGAATGTTGGGGGGTATTTGTCCCACTGGTGCTGGTGGTGCTGGTTGTTGAATCGGAACTGGCGGAGGTGCCGGTTGACGGGGAACTGGTGGTGCCGGTGGTTGGGGCTGAACGACAGGGGGTGCTGGTGGCTGTGGTTCGGGTTGAGGTGCTGGTGGTTGGGGCGGTTGTTGAGGTTCACGGGCTTGCGCTCTCCTTGCTTTTTGACGCTCCATCGCTTCACGAAGTCCCTGCGGCCCCTGTGGCTGTCCTGCTGGCGGTTCGGGTTGCGGTTCGGGTTGCGGTTGCGGTTGAGGCTGTGGTTGTTGAGGTTCTTGCATTCTGTTTTGGTTTGGCTGAATGCCCGGATTGACTCTTTGAATGTGATTGATGAAACCGCTGACAAGACGATCTGCCGCCGCCCTGCCGGAGCCTTGAGCCATCAATTGTTCCATCGGGGGCATGTTATCACCCATGTTGTATTGTTCACCCAAATAGTCATGCAATTTAGGGAGGTAATGTCTTGCCGTTGTCAAGGCATTTGCATACATGTCGGTTCCCTTTTTGTTCTTGAACCCGTCTTGAAACCATGTGCTGTATGCGTCCATTGGGGATTGAGGCATTTGCTGTTGCTCAATTGCTTGCTGTGCGACATCCGGCCCTTCGGGCACAGCATCAGCGACAATGCCGGGTGTGTCGGGCGACTGTGCGGCTTCTCGTCGGCGAATGCCATAGAGGTGCTGAATGTTGGTTTTGTTTTCGGGAGCATGTTGGCTCAACACTGGATGATTCAACCATGCGTTTTGAACCATTTCGGGTGTCAATTCATAGCCGCCCATTTGAGCCTGTTGCGCCATTTCATTCACCATAGCAATACTATGCTTGTATGCTTCGTTGTTAATGTAAATGCCATTTGGCCGAACTTTGCCCGGTTTAATCACCTTGCTTGTATTGCCTGTGTGACCCGATTGCTCACGCACCCATTTGAGTCCTTCGTGATATGGACGGTTCCATGATTCGTTTTGAAAGTTTTCTTGATCGCGGTTTCCGACACGGAGTTTAGGCACACCGTATGCGTCAAATTGCCACGGTGTTTCTTTCTTCTGTGGCCCCCAAACCCCTTCTCGCCACTGCGAATCCAAAACCGCACGCCCCATATCAGTCTTGAAGGGCAGTGGTAAATCATCGGGGATTTTGTCAAGACCTTTTCCTGTCATGGAGGCTTCTTGACGCTTCTGTCCCCACATGTGATTTTGAACTTCAACGGCATGGTTGATGGTTTTACTGCCGATGTCAATTGCTTTTTGCAGTGCGGCTTTGTAAGTGCCTTCATCGCCCTGTGGCCCTGCTTGGATTAAAGCGGCTTCTTGGATTGTCAAGTGTTGTGGATCTGATGGGTCAGCATTGTAAATTGCTTCATACACAGCATCGGCTTCAACGCCAGTTAAATGGTCGCCAGTGATGTCGTCCATAGCCATTGGATAGCCCATTAACTGCCCATTGGGGCCGATTTGCCCAAGCAAACCATTGATGAGTTCATTAAAGTCAAAAAACCCAAGACCTTTGTTAATTATGGTGCAACGATCAAGAATAGACCACGGAGTGCGGAGAATGCTCATCGCTTGCTTGCCCCCGCAAATGCCACTGGCATGAGCGAGGTGTCGTCAAATCTCCAACCCTTTAGATTTTCAGTCGGGCCGGTTGGGGCACTTGCTTTTTCCTCGCTTGCTTGATTCCCTCTCTTGGCTTCGGCACCAAGTTCGGGAGTGGATTTTGTCAGTTTTTGAACTGCTTCAAGGAGTTTCTTCAAATCACGCTTGAGGGATTGTAGTTCTGTTCGGGTGAAGCCGCTGATGTCGGTTGCCCTTGATTGAAGACGCTTTTCAATCTCCATTTTCAATGCGTCCCCGCCCAATGGGTCGTGAAGTAAAGCGGCATCCCTTTCGGCGTTTTTTGGCTTCTTGAATGAAGTGCCCTTGCTGGATGAAGGCTGTGAAGGTAATTTGGTGCCCTTTCCGCCCATACCGATTGTTTGCACTCTTTCACCCGTGATACCACGGGTGTCGGCGTGTGCGGATTGCCCAGTCGGGAGTGAACCCATTTCACGGCGGAACTTTTCAGCCGCCAGTTTTCGTTGATATGCAACAGGATCTCGGAGTCGGAGGGGCATGTCTTTCGCCCGTGGGTTGCCACTGAACATACGGCGTGGAGCAAATGCTTGACGCTTGGTATGGCGTGTGAGGTTTTGTTCAGCGGCGGCGGCACGACGCTTTGATTTGCTTTCGGGTTGCCGACTGGCCTCCTTCTTACCACGCTTCATTTTGCGCTTTCGCTCACGCTTGCCTTTCTTTTTGGCCTTCTTTTCCTCTTCCTCGGATTCTTCGTCCTCTTCGTATTTGCGGCCTTTCTTTTTGCGCTTGGCCTTTACGATGTCGGAAACAAACCGAGGTTCGGCTGATGCGAGTTTTTCTTGAAAGTCTTCGGAGAACTCCTGTTCTTCGCCCATCGGTGTTGGGGCGAACCATTTGAATGACCCTTCGGGCCAGCCTCCGAGTGGGTGAGGCATTTGCTCCATCGCTTGCCTCTCCGCTTCGGGTGCTAATTCCGGTGTGATTGGTGGTTGCCCTTCCATAAAACCGCCCTTTGAAGTGCCAGCAAAACCGACATCCTTGATTTCAAACAGGTCGGAAAGCATGAATCCTTGCATCCTCTTTTTCTTTTCGTCGTCCATCTCGGAGTATTGATCCTGCAACATTTCGGCTCTTTGATCTTCCATGTCGCCGACCATTTCTTCTCTTGAAGGTAAATCCTCATCTCCACCGTTCTTCACCAACGACCAAGCATCTTCAAATGCGTCTTCGCTTCGGCCAAAAATCATTCCCGGCCCTTCACGCTGAACAGGGCCAACATTAGCACCGGCTGAAATGCCCAAACCATTCTTGTGTCCCATATCAACACCCATAGCCGATTCAAGCAATTCGCTTTCACCGGCCATCATTGGGGTGCCGTTGAGTGTTTCAGCCATTTCTTCGGGCTGAATTGAAATGTGTGGGATGTCGCCTTCCATCTCTTTTTCGGCAATTTTACGGCGTTTTTTCGGATCCATCTGATCGCGTGTTTCTTGCGAACCGGCACCGTATTGGCTTATGTGCGACAGACCTTCTTCGTGTTCGTTTCCGTTCACGGTGTAGTCGCCCATCATTTCTCGTCCACGAAAACCACCAGTGAACTCTTGAACCCGTATGGATTCTTCACCGGGGTTGCGACGAGGGTTTGCCATTGACATTAGAAATCACCCGGCAACCCATGTTCTTTTTGACAGTGAATGCAATAATCGGGGAATGCGCCAGTTTCAAGCATCGCTTCGTGTTGGTAAGGAGCCAAATTGGCTGGATCATTCATGTCCTTTTTACAAAGTTTGCACATGTCCGAAGGGGTGTTGTCCATCTCCCACACCGCCTTGTCCCAATCCTCTTCCCAACCTTTGATAACCTCTTTTGCTGGGTCTTTTGTATTGGACTCACGGTTGCCGCCACAAGCAATACAAGGCTCTTTTCCGACTCTCATGTGATTGCAGGTTTCGCCTTTCACCACAGACCACCCAGCATCAAAGGACTTCTTCAAATCCTTCGCTTTGTAGCAAGGGCATTTCGGCTCTTTGCTTGAACATTCCATAACACCTTTCTTCATGCAAGCACACGGCTTGTCTTTGGTCGCCCCGCAACAGCATGATGTTTTCTTCATTAACAATTCCACCTATCAAGTGCCGCACCCTTTGGTGTTCTTTTGCCGCCTTTGCTGGTCGGCCCTTTGACACCACCCATGCGGGCACAGAAGGACTTCTTTCGTGCCTTCTTTTTTCCAGTCGGGTTCTTTTCGGTGACTGGTGGTTTGAGATTCGCTCCTTCTTCACGCTTGGCTTTTGCTCGCCCAGCGGCGTTCAATCCACCTTTTCGGCTGTGGACTTTAGGGTTGTAGCCGTGAAAAGGTTTGTCGCTTTTTTTAGAAAGGAGTGCCTTTGCCATCATGTCGCATTCGGGGCAATCGCAAATTGATTTTTTGACCTTTTCTTTCTTAGGTTTGCTGTCCGGTATTTTCTTGCTCGCTGGCACGCAGTTCGGGACTTCACGCCCGCCCTTGTTTTTCATGCCGACTTGCTCGTAGCCGTCCCAACATGGATCTTCTTTGATGAACTCAAGTCCTGCTAAAAATGCGTTTCTTCCTATTGCTCGCATTATCGTTGCCCCCTCAAACGGTTGTATGTTTCAGCAACGAGTATAGGGAGTCCCATATACCACTGCGCCAACATCGGTGTTTTGGAGTATGATTGAGCCAAAGGCAGGAACGCCTTTGCTACGGCTCGCAAAAGTTCGTCGGCTTCTTCACGGGGAACTTCGGGCAAAGCCTTCTTGAGATCGTGAAAGCCCATACGCATGAGCATGATTGCGCCCAGTGCTTCGCTTGAGCAATCCTCTTGGGATGTGAGGCCAAATGCGTCAAGACCTTCTTTCCACACCCCGACGACTTCTTCAAGTGCGTCGCACATTTGCAGTGCTTCAAGCATTGTAAAAATGTCGCTGTTGCCGTGCAACAATTCAGCGTATTCTGTGTGCTTCAACATCAACGCTGGGATTGTTTGATAGCCTCTTTCAGTCATTGATTGTCCCTCCTTGATTTCACCACAGCCCAACCCGATGCGAATGCTTTGTCCAATTGCTCATAAGGATTTTCAACACGGCTTCCGCCCTTGCTTCCAGTGAACCTTAGCGGTATGGACTGTGCAGTAAAATTGACATTCATTGTATATCCAGCCATAGGTTGTTCTATGGTGTTGTTGAAAGTGTAGTCGTCGGCGTCGTGAATATCCCTTATCTCCGCAATCGCATTTTGTTTCAAATCTCCAAAGGTTTGTTGAATAATTAAATCGGGAGTGTCGCCGTTTATTGCGAATTGTTCATCGTCATAATGGAGTTCGTAATCAAAAACCATGCTCACGGAACCCACGCTATCGGTCAATCTCCCTGCTGTTTCACCCATCTTCAAGCACCCCCGCTTCGGCCAAAGCCTTACGCATGACTCGCCACTCTTCGGGCGACTTTTCGGAGAAGTGTGCTTGTATGACAGTCAAGACGCTGACCTGTTCGTTGCCACCAACGGCTTCGGCCTTTTCCAGCCACTCGCCAATCTCGGTCAATGAATCACGGACTTCACGGTGCAATTTCACTGCGGTGTCCAATCCCTTGTAGTCAAGTGTTCCCGACTCCATCTGTTCCTCTTGCATCAGATCTATGTGAGCGTTGAATAGCCCATTAAGTCGTTGGAGGTTTCGCTCGCTTTGTTGCATGGCTGTGCGTGCGCTGTCAATAGCGGCGGGCATAATCTCCATGTTGACTTGTCGTTGAATAATGGGTTGAGTGTGATTCTCCATGTGTTGAGCAAGAGCCGCTTCGCTTATGTCCAGTTCGGTCGCCATATCATCCATACTGACAAGACGCTCAAGGACAGCGTGTTCAATGTTTGCTCTTTCGGGATGGGTGCATAGAGGACAGTCGGTGTTGCTGTTGTTATGATATTCCCCGGAATGCCTTCTCATGTGGCGGTGTGTGGTGCCTTCGGGCCAGTCATGGGTCATATCCAGTTCAACGGGTTCAAGCAATCCAATACGGATTTGTTGTTCCCATTGATCGCGCCTATCGTCTTGACAAAAGGGACAATTCCTGCGGACACGCCTCCCCGTCATGTGTCAACGATAGCGGGTGAGTTTATTTCACTTTTCATTTTTACGGCGATGAACGCCGCAAAAGTCGGCTCCAACCATCGGTCGGTTTTTACACGGAGAACCGTCTTTTTTCGTAGCCGCACATTTCTTCGGTGTTTCGTGTTTAATCACTGGCGCAGGAACAGGTTTCACATCATACGCTTGTGATTGCGGGACGGAATACCTGCGCCCATCAATAGCGAAAGGATGCGTATTGCCTAATGGCGATTGTCGCCGTAAGGATCAAGCCAAAAAACATAGCCATGACAGCACTCGTTCCCAGTGCTGGCCCTTTCCAAACCAATACGACAAAAGAGAAGAGGATAAAGGAGATAATGTAAATCATCGTCGCACTTTCAACCAATAACTTCTTTGGACTCAAAATATCAATCGTAGCCGACGACCACGACACTTCTCCACTAATTGCTTGTTCTTCTTCGTTTCCCATCATGCTATCACAGTCCTAATGGTGCCATTTTACCGGCCATATTCACACCTTGTCCCATCGTTGCCCCGATGCCACCTTGATTTTGAACAGCGTTGCCCATCATGCCTCCAAGAAGGCTTCCAAAGAATCCGGGTTGTTGTGCCCCATTCATGGTGTTCATCATCATGCCTTGCTGGTGTGCCGCAAGGAACATTTGTAATTGTTGTTGATTTGCATTCAGCACATTCTGTGCCGCACCCTGTGTCTTTTGTAGTGTCAACGCAAGGTTTTCCGGCGAGAGTGTTGCGAGGCTTGAAGGCATTGAACCAGCATCTAATTTCATTTTGTTGTCTTCAATCGTGAATGAAATGTTGTTGAAGAACTCTTTGAGCGACAATTGCACTATTTCTCCAACCAAGTCCAACATCAAGGGCAGGTTTTGGGTGACGATGAATGCTGACACAGGGTCATACATTGACAACAATTGAGAGGTTGCGAGAACTGGATCGTTGGCGGCTTGTTGCATCATCGGGTTCTGTGCTTGTTGCATCATACCCATAGCACCCATTTGCTGTGGTTGTCCGAATTGTTGCATTCCGCCGAATTGGTTTTGCTGTGCGGCCAAAGAAGGCGCACCGAATTGCTGTGTAGTCTGTGGTTTATTTCCACCAAATCCAAAAAGTCCCATATTATTCACCTGTTTATTGCTGTGCCATCATTGGCTCTTGGGGCACCATAGTGCCTTGCATGTCTTGAGGGGAAACACCCATCATTGATTGTTGTTGCGCCATTTGCTCCAATTGCATGGCTCTCATGTCAAAGGTCACTGTCACCAGATCTGCAACACCCGTTATGGGGTTCGTGTGCTGATTGAGAACTACTCCCTTTGAGTATTGAGCGTCTTTTTGAATCATTTGAAAGAACTGGCTGTATTTTGCCAGCGATTCGGGGGTTGAACGGTTTTTGCTTTGTGACTTGCTCAAACCGGGCACTTTCAAGAAACGAGTGCCCTTAGCGACTACTTTGCCGAAGCCTTCTTCGGCTAATTCGTGTTCATCAACCATGCACCTCAAGGTGTGGTAAATGTGTAAATGTGCGGGGCAAAGAGTGGCATTCATTTCATCCCCATGATCACCGTGTGTGCGTGCGAGGGGTTTTCGTGCTTGTCCAGTGTCTTCATCAAACCAATAAATATCGGCCAACGACAACCCTGTTTTTTCATCAACAATATGGTTGTATGCGTTGTCACCTTCAAGGAAACGGCGCACATCAACACCACAGCAAGCACACTCATGTGCGGCATTGTAGCGATATATTTTGAAAAGCCCCAAATTGTAGTTTGGGGGGCGAAGGGCTTTACGCATTTTCTTGATGTTCTTTTTGCGAGCCTTTCGTGGGTTTTTGGTGTTGGTGACGAGTTTAAGTTCCACTGTCGGGATGAGGGATTCTCCCTCAACGCCACCATTCGATCCAGCGGTAGCCATTTCAGCCCGCTGTTGGGTTTTCAACATATCATAAGAAACGCCTGTTTGGACAGCCAGCATCTTTAATTCATCGTCGGTTAAACCGTTGAGTGAAATGCCGCCGCCGCCGAATGGATTGAACCTCACCTTACTCCCCCTTGACCCTGTGAGGACTGACAACATGAAAAGGGTTGCGGCCTAAATCATGTTCAATGTGTTTATAACGGCACCTTCCACATTCAAACCGTATTGAGCCGCCATAGCCTCCACATTGGTTGCCACTGCGGCTCTCCTTAATCGCCTCATGTCCTCTTGAAAGGGTGCGACCATAGGGTGCTGACGCTTGAGTCCCAAGTCCCACATCTGTTGGGATTCATTCGTCCACCACAAATCCATTTTGTTGAGAACCAAACACACTACACCCGGTTTGTAATTTTTGGCTTTTTTCTTCATGCTTCGTGAGAAAGTGCTGGGGTATTGTTTGTTGACAATAATGTCGGTAATATATTTGAAGCCAGCAACGGCTTCTTGCATAGCAGGTTGCGACCAAGTGACCCTATCGTCAACAACAAAGAAAACAACACTGGTGTTTCTCTTTATCATGTCCTCGGCCCACAAGTTCCAGTATTGTGATTGACCCCCTATGTCCGTTGTCATAATAGGCGTCTTTTCGCCTTTCCACCGAACTTGTTTCTTTGTTGAGTGTGGCATTTGAAAGACACCGTGCTTAACCGGATGAGTGGTTCTCATCTCATGCGGTATCGGATCGATGTCACCCGGCACAGTCAAGTATTGATCAAGTGTGGTTTTGCCAGCCAAAGAAGGCCCAAATATAGCGATTTTATGTGGCCTAATCAAACGATAAACATAAGCCGCTAATTGAGCAGAACCCATTAGCAAATGTCCAGCAAGCATCCATGTTGCCATTCACTTCACTTCCCCCGAATCCAGTTCCAAACAGAAGTCGGGTTGATGTCAAGCCAAAGGTCTAATCCAAGTAAGCCGAAAAAGGTGATTGCGATTCCGCCAATAAAAGCAATTATGGATTTGACAGTCCAAGCGGCTCGCTCCATTCTTCGATCATAAGCGTTTTCAGCGAGGATTGCTGACATGGCTTCGGCCTGTCGCTCTTGTGCAGTGTTGAAAGGCCACATAATGTCCCACCATACTACTCGTTATTATTCTCGTTTTTGACTTCTTCGGTATTCGGCAATCCAAATGTTTGCTGTGAAGAAGGATCTGATACTTGTTGCCACTGCTGTTGCTTATACATCTGTGACTCTTGGGCCATGTTGTAGTCCTTTCTCATGCGGCGTTGTTGGAGTCTTTGTTGGTTGCGAAGCCATTTGTCATGGCGACCTTCTTGAGAGAACTCGGCTCGGAGTGCAAGTGAGTCACGAATACCTCCGACATGAAACAGAACCATAGCAACACATAGGAAGCCGAAAGCAATAAGGCCATATTGAAGGCCCATTTCCCCCGGACTTGCACCGGGCAAATACCACTCTAAATGCGACACTGTGACCGAAACACCAGTCAAAAGTGATTGCCATAAAAGCATAGCAATTAAATTGATGTCAATTCTGTTGTTGTCGTCGCCGCCGACCCACGGGGGCACACGCTGTGGTTGGGGTGCTATCGGTTGTTGCATTATTCATCATCTCCTTTTTGTCGGTTTTTGAAGAACTCTTTCAGCATGTGGCAAACGAATGAGGATTTTGATTCTCGGCCCCTTGCCGCTTCCATTTCAGCGAACAATTCATCGGGCATCACGACTGACACATGACGGCTCATGTGTAAATCCCACTCCTGTCAAGGCTATGAAGGTTGTGATTAAATACGACGACGCTATCCGCTATCTATGTCAAACCCCAATATGCCGGAGGCCGTCGCCGCCATGCGCTCATACAACCGAATTGTAAGCGCATCACCGAATAGTGCCCCTCTCTTATCGTCGTGGATCCAACGCCACACCGATGAGAACTTGGCCGCTGACTTTGATTTCAAAGCCGCTGTCGCAGTGTTGGCACATTTTAATCACCCACTCTATTCCACTGCTTCAAACCAACCAACAGGCACCACGGCATGGGTTTCTTTGATGAATGGGGCTGAAAGTATTCTTCAAGACGAAGCGGTTTGGATTGACGATCAATTGTTGATTGCGAACATCACACGCCCAGTGCGTTTGTTTGACAGCGACATATCATGGTTGAATCAGTGGGCTGTGGCGAACAATGTGTCGGGGAACACGGAAACCGCATACCTCGTCAATTCTTTGATTCAGCAATTGCAGACCTGTGAAGGAAACAACGGCCCGACTGGTGCCGCTGGGATTTCACACACCAACCACATGCCAATGGCCCCTATTCCCTAAACATCGGCAAACGACGAGTATTAGTCGGGGTATTGTGGCTTGATTCCACCTTGCCCATCATCTTTTCTTCGGGTGTAAATACTCTTGAGGGCTTGCCGTCATGGTGCCCATAAACGATTGGTTTATCGCTCCAACAAGCCCTGCAACCCTTTTGTCCCGTTAATGGATCTATGTTTGAATTGCACTGCGGTATGTTGCCTTTTTCGGTTTTCGGGCAAATGACATACCCCGGAGCAACGGTGTCATAAGACGAGGGCACTATATTGGGGTGGGTGAGCAATTCCGAAATTAAATCTCCACCGGGCAAATCGTGATGTGTTTTCTTTCCGGGCATTGAAAGGCGAAGTCGGATATTGTCGGGGTTCCAATCCTCCCATCCTCTTGCGTCTAAAAAGTTCTTAATTGTCGGGTATTGTCTTGAAGCAAGCCAAAGGTCTTGTTTGTCATGATCGGGTTGTTGTTCCATAATGTCAGCAAGAAGCGATAATTCACCCTCCGTCAAATCACCACTGACTTTACCTCTCACCGGAGGTCGGCTTCTCCTTGTCATTTTGTATTGAGCCGACATTGGGGACAATGACTCTTTGTAAGCCGAAGCCAAGCGCATTGGGTCGTTCAACAGCATTCGTGTTCTGCCCCACATGTTGTTTTGAGCGTTGTTGAAAAGAAAATGATTTTTGCACGCATAGCAATTGCCGCACGCACTGTTTGGGTCTTCCGGTGTTGAATAAGGGCAAGCAAGTGGTGAAGTGTCAAGAATTGAAAGACCGGGCATGGCTTTTGCTCTCCCATACCCATAATGTGTTTTGAGGGCTTCGTCCAGCCTGTCAATTTCGGGGACACCTTCGTCCTCCATTATGTCGTCCCATTCAACGATTTCACGGCCTTTTAACGGCCAGTCCACCTTTCTCGCCTTTGCACCACGACCTCCAATAGCCGCACGCATTTGGTCGGGATTGTTGGCAATCCAATTAGCGATTTCTTGAAAACCGCCACCGCCCGTTCTTTTTGTCCCACTTTCTTTCGCTGACGGAAAACCGCCACCGAGGTTGGTGTCCCAATCATACATTTCCTCCCAGTCGTCGGGATTGTTTGAAATTGCTTTGATAAGAACAGCCCCAAGTTCAGCCAGCCCTTCGGCTCGTTGAACATTCGTCCAATCAATGCCTTTAGGAAAATACATACCGTGAGGGGTCACGACACCAGTGTTTCCTGCGAATCGTGTTCCTTGAGTGATAGGTATAGGGTCAGCCATTTCGCCGACTGGCCCTGCTGGGAACATAACGAAGTCGCCTGTTCCTGTAATTTGGTGAGGGAGAGGGCGACCCATGTGTTCGGTTTGTGTTTTCGTTCTTCGTCCAAATAGGGGGTGAATAGGCAATTCTTTATGATCTTCGGGTTCCATCACAGCGGGGTCGTCCCGATAAACGATATTCCCTTGAGCATCGTATGTAAATGGGCGATATGTCACCAAATCCGCTTGTTGCCCTTCTTCATCAAGGACTCTTGCGTTTCCATTGTGATCAAGTTCAACATCATAATTGCGAACATCTTCGGGCAAAGCATCACCCATGAGGTATTGTTGGGACTCCGATACTGGCAAAGAGCCACTGATAGGAGCGTGAAGCGTCCTGCCCGGTGCCCTCGGAGTTCCTTGTATTTCTCCCCTAAATGCTTTGTTTCCGTGCCAAGCGTCTTGTTGGGCTGTCCTGTCAATTGACACCATTGGGTCAAGTAAAGGAACTTGGGTCGCCGCTTCAACACTGTGTTTTCCTTTTGATTTGCCGTCACTGCCGACCAATTTTCTTTGAATAGCCACCATACCCGGCCCTCTTCGTGCTGGGTCTTTTGGATCTGATGGGAACTGATCGAAGTGAAATGGGCGTAGTGCAGGAGGCAAACGCATATCACGACCGGGAACGGCTTGACTTATGTTGCGGAAAGTGGATATGGAGTCGTCCTTCGGGGTATTCCCAAGACCTATGTGTTTCTCACCAGCCCTCGTTCGTTTCCAGTCAAAAGGTGCCGCCATCAGTGTCCCCCCTGCTTTAGCACAGCCCACCCTTGTTCAAAGGCATTTTGGGGTTCGGAGTTCTCAAAGTCTAATAATGCTGTCTGTGCTGAACTTTCTTTTGGGAGAAAATGACCGTAGCCGTGGTTCTCCAACAATTGGTTTATTGAATGTCCGTCAAAGCCTTCAACATTCGCAACGCCGACCATTTCGGGCACTGGGCCACGCTTTTCGGGGTTGCCCGAAGTATTGTCGGGTCTTTGAATAATAGTGGTGTCAAACCCTATGTCTTTGTAATTTTCAATGTTTTTTGCACTGTCAAATGCCAACACTGGCTGACCTTCTTGGATTCTTTCGTCCAATTGCGCCATCATTGGTCTTGGGTCAAACCCAACACCATAGGTGCCCGGTTGACCGTAATACGGAGGGTCATTCACTAATTGCCCATCAATGTCCCATTCAGCCAGTGCTTCGGCACCATCTCCTTGCCGAACATTGACATTTTGAAGTGGTTCCCTCCAATTCAACAGGTTTTCCACTGGGGGCAAAGAACGCATGGTGGTGACATCGGGAGCGTTGCTCGGCCAAACCATTCCTTCAAACGGGACTTTGTTGTGGCGTATTTGACCCACATGCCCTGCTCTTTTGTTGCGGTATAGGTTGAGAGCCATACCGATTCGTTGATCGTAAGTCAAAGGCACACCATCTCGTATCAATGTGTCATAATACGCCAATGTGTCCTGCGGAATTGGATCCCCTCGTTTTCTTTCAGTGACATTCGGCCCCCGTATTCCAGTTCGCCAAAGGTCTTTCAGTCCTTGATCGTCTAATCCCTGTGTCATGCTCCAATCAATGTTTGTGCCTTGCGGGCTTTGATTTTTAACCGCTTCAATCAAAGCGGCTGTCGGAATATCCATTTCGTTGTAGTCACCTCCCATTTGAGGTAAAATGTTGAAGAACTCATTGGCTGGGCCACCATAAGGCACCTGTATGCGATTAGAACCTTGAGCGATGTTCCTTTCGATCATGCGGTGATGCGGGGTATTCTTTGACCCTGTGTGCCGA